CAAAGAGTTATGACATAACAGAACACATTGACAAGGAATCTTCACAGGTAGATAGTCTTTTGCCTTACAAGGAAATTGATTTTAAATACCAAGGGTTAGATACTTTTTTTGCTATTGATCATCTAGATAGATTTAATAAAGGATGGGGAACAGAAAGATATCACAACGGAAATAAATTTGATGGAGAAGTTTATAGCGTAGAGTTACCATTTGAACACCATAAGTTTGAAAGGTTAAGGGATGGATTTACACCTTCTTCTGCACAATGGGGATGGAGTGTAGATAAAGATAGAAATAGTGTTTTAGGGAAACCGTTATTGTTTTATCCAATAAATAATACAGGGAATAACATCTCTGTAATGAAAACCACTTCAACAAAAGAAAGTGTTGCAAATTATTATATTCCATCCAACTCATTAGAATTAACAGATTCAGCTAATATTAATTTCTTTAGTGAGTTTAATGAATATGCAGGTAACGTGTTTAAAAATACACTTTACCAAGATTATTACAAAACATATATTGAGCAAACCTTTGATCCAAAAAGAAGACTAACAACATTAAAAGCATATTTACCGTTAAGCGTAATCTTAAACTTAAAGTTAAATGATTTAGTAATAGTATTTGATACTGTTTATTCGATAAATAAAATTACTACAAACTTTGAAACAGGGTTATCATCTTTAGAATTGATAAACAAGTCTAAGGATTTAAACGTTAAAGCAGATCTTTCAAGTGAAGCAAGAACGGCAGACAATACAACAGTAACTGCTGACAATACTATAATATTAGCATCTAATGGAATTTTTGATTTATAATAAAATAATATGATAGAAAACATTTTACAAATGCTAGAGATAGCAAAGAGAGAAAAGCAAATAGGGAAATTAACTCACATTGCATTAGGTAAAAACAAATATCCTGAATCAATAAAAGAAGCATACAAACAATTTAAAAATGAATTATGTCAGTAACAAAGACCATTGAGATAGAAGCTAGGGTAGATAAAGCTGAAAAAGACTTAGAAGGTGTTGCAAAATCTGTACAAAAGATAGATAAGAACTTAGAAGATGTAAAGGATTCGTCTAACGTAGCAGCTAAAGGTATTAAGGGAATTGGTACGGCTTTAAAAGCTGCAGGTATTGGTTTAGCGATTGCAGCATTTGGAAAGCTAGTAGAAGTTTTTAATCAAAACCAAAAAGTTGCAGATGCATTTAATATAACCTTTGAAACACTTAGTTTAGGATTTAATGATTTCTTTAATTTTTTAGATAGAAATATAGGTAATGTAATTGATTATTTTAAGGCAATATTTGATAATCCTTTAGAATCGGTTAAAAATTTAGGTAAAGCAATACAGGATAACATTACAGAAAGAGTTCGAAGTGCCATTGAGATGTTTGGGTTTTTAGGTAAAGCAATAAAACAAGTGTTTGAAGGAGACTTTGAAGGAGCTTTAGATTCTGCTAGTGAGGCTTATAGCGAATATATTGATGTATGGACTGGTGTCGACAATACTGTTGGTAAAGTAAGTAAAGCATTTTCAGATGCTTCAACATCAATTTCAGGCTATGTTAAAAACACGGTTGCTGCGGCTAAATCAAATGTAGACCTAACTAAATCCGCAGAAGTTGCAGCGGTTATGCAACAAGGGTTGATTGAAAAATACGATAGACAGGCAGAACTTCAAAGACAGATTAGAGATGATGAATCTAAAAGTATTGAAGAACGTATAGCGGCAAATGTTGAACTTGGTAGAATTTTAGACGAACAAGAAACATCAATGCTAGAACTTGCAGATTTGCAATTAGCGGCTGCTCAAGCACAATTTGATAAAAACCAGAATCAAGAAAACTATATAGCTTTATTAGAAGCACAAAACGAAAAGGAAGCGGTACAAGCACAAATTGCAGGTTTCCGTTCAGAACAGCTAACTAACATAAATTCTTTAGAAAGAGAACGTGTAGACTTAATAAAAGAAGAGCGAGAAAGTGATTTAGAATATTTTGCAGGGGAAGCTGACCGAAAAGCAAAAAAAGATGAAGATAAAAAGAAATCACACGAGGAAGATTTAAAACAAAAGGAAGAGATAAGACAAGCTGCCTTAAACAACTTAGATACTATAATTGCCGTAGCAGGTCAAGAAACAAAAATAGGTAGAGCATTATTTATTGCTAAACAAGCGATGCTGGTTAAAGAACAAATTGCTAGAGCTAAAGCAACATTAAATGAAATAACTTTAAAAGGTGTTGCCGCAGGTGTTGATGCAGGGGCTGGATTTATGAAAACTGCAGCTGCTGGTTTTCCAGGAAACATTCCTTTACTAATTGCTTTCGGAACGCAAGTAGCAGGAATATTTAGCACAATTAAATCAGCATCAAATGCAGCTAAAGGTAGTGCATCTAAAATGGGAGCAAGCGGTGGAGGTTCTGTTTCTATGCCTAGAATGTCTGCTGCCGCATCAGCACCACCTGCGTTTAACGTTGTAGGAGCGAGCGAAACAAACCAACTAGCACAATCCATCGGGCAAGACGAGAAACAGCCTATAAAAGCCTTTGTGGTGTCTAATGATGTAAGTAATGCACAAGCACTAGATAGAAATATTGTTGAAAGTGCTTCAATAGGATAACAAAAACACTAAAAAATTATTGTATTAATATGGACATAATAGAATTATTTATTGACGAAGAGGATGAGGTTTCTGGAATAGAAGCTGTATCAATAGTAGAATCCCCTGCAATTGAAAGCGACTTCATAGCATTGAAAAACCAAGAGTTTAAGTTTGCAGAAGTGAACAAAGAGAAGCGTATTCTAATGGGTGCAGCTTTGATTCCTAATAAGCCTATATATCGTAAGAACGAAGAAAACGAGTACTATATATATTTCAGCAAAGCAACCGTAAGGAAAGCATCTGAACTATTCTTTATACGTGGCAATCAAAACAATTCTACACTAGAACACAATGTTCCTTTAACTGGATTAACTGCGGTTGAAAGTTGGATAGTAGAAGATGAGAAAGATAAAACAAGATTCTATGATTTAGATGTACCTATCGGAACTTGGATGTTATCAATGAAAGTTCAAAACGATGAAGTTTGGAATGATTACGTTAAAAGTGGAAAAGTAAAAGGCTTTAGTATTGAAGGCTACTTTGCTGATAAATTAGAACGACCAAACGAACCTGTAAAACAATCTGCTGAATTAGAGGCGGAACAATTACTATCTAAATTAAAAGACCTTTTTAAAAATGAGTAGAATACCTAGCCCACAAAACGACAAGCGTGCGTGCCTTTGTAAGGATAATAAATATTCTCGTAAGTGTTGCGATGGAAGTCTACGCTCGCAGGGGATAGGTAACATAACTAAAAGCAGTTGTTCAATCCTTTTAGAAAGTGGTGGTAGAATGTTACAAGAAAATAATAGTAAAATAATTTTATAATGTCAGATAAAAAAATATCACAATTAACATTGGTTAGTGCTTCTAATATTACAGGAGCAGAGGATTTACCAATAGTACAAGGTGGAACTACTAAGAAAACAACCTTACAAAATGTACAACACTACATTGTAAATCATTTAGAGCCTACTGCCTTAACTGTAAATTTGGGTCAAACGATAGATTTAGATGCTTCTACTTATGATGAATCTGAATTAATTGTATTGTCTTGGAGTGGAGGTAACGGAATTATGACTTTAACGCTTCCTGATGCAACTGATGTAAAAAACCTAAACAGGGTTAAAAGAATTATAAGTGATTCTACATTTCATAACTCAACAAAAGCACGAGTTACTCCTTTTGGTTCTCAAAATTTAGATGGTGCAAATTCACACTACGAGGTAAATAAGGCTTACGAGGGCATTCAAGTTTGGTGTAATGGGACAGAATGGTTTATAATTCAAAAGAAAGCATAAAAATATAACAACCGAATATAAATTTTATTGTATAAATATAAAATAACAATATGAAACCAGACGTACAAAGAATATTTACCAAGTTAGCTAAGAAGAAAGTAGAGTTAGGTGCTGTTCAAGATTTTGAAAGAATGTACAAAATTGCGGAAAGTAATTTAATGAAATCTGAACCTCAATATGGAGATATATTAAATAAATCAAGAAGTTTAAATAAAGAAATTAAAAAAATTGATGAAGATATTGATAATGGAATTTCTGCTTTTAATATTTTAGAAAAAAAAGCAAAAGAATTAGGTATAGATTTAGATTCTAAATTAAAAGGTAATAGAGGTAGATTAAATAATTTTAAAAAAACTACAACACAAATATTGTCTGAATTAAAAAACATTATTTAAAAACACAACAAAGTAAATATTAATTTATTGTATAAATATGAAAGCGACAGATATGTTAAACAAAGTAAAAGAGGTTCTTGGGGTAGAGTTATCCGAAGAAACTCAAGAAGTTAAATTAGCTCAAGCTACATTAGAAAACGGAACTATCATTGAGGCAGAAGAGTTTGCTGAAGGTAAGGAAGTTTTTATTGTAACCGAAGATGAGCGAGTAGCCCTACCAATCGGAAGCTACAAACTTGAAGATGGTCAAGAATTGATTATTGAAGAAGAGGGAATCATTAAGTCTATTGGTGAAGCTGTAGAAGAAGCACCAGAAGAAGCACCTGCAGAGGAAGAAGTTGAAGCTGCTGAAGAGGAAATGTCCTACGCAACTAAAGAAGACCTTGCAGAGGTTAAGTCTATGATTGACGAGATTAAAGCAATGATTGACAAGAAAGATGAATTATCAGTTAATGAAACTGTGGAAAATATTGTAGAAGAAGTTAAGGAAGAATTTTCACAAGTTGAAAAGGTAAACCATAACCCTGAAGCAAGTGCAGATAAAGCGTTAAACCTTTATTCAAGAAAAGGAGGTACTACCACGATGGACATAGTACTTCAAAAAATAAATAAATTTAAAAACTAAAACAAAATGGCTACAACTACTAGCATTACTACTACCTACGCTGGGGAATTTGCAGGACAGTACATTTCTGCTGCACTTTTAAGCGGTTCAACTTTGGATAATGGATTAATTTCTATTAAGCCAAACATCAAATTTAAAGAAGTAATTAAGAAAGTATCTACTGACGGTCTTGTAAAAGATGCAGGATGTGATTTCGACCCTACTTCTACTTTGACTCTAACTGAAAGAATTTTAGAGCCAACTTCACAACAAGTAAACTTACAGTTATGTAAGAAAGATTTCCAATCAGATTTTGATGCAGTATCAATGGGAATTTCTGCTTTTGATTCACTTCCTCCTTCATTTGCTGATTTCTTAATTGGACACGTTGCTGCTAAAGTTGCACAAAGAACAGAACAATCTATCTGGGATGGAGCGGCTGCAACAAATGGAGACTTTGCAGGCTTTAAAGAATTAATGTTAGCTGATACTGATGTAACTGACGTAGGTGCAGGAGCAGCGGTAACTTCAGCAAATGTTATCGAAAAACTAGGTTTGGTTATTGATTCTATCAACTCTACAATCTACACTTCTGAAGACCTATTTATTTATGTTTCTCAAAACGTAGCACGTGCTTACGTAAGAGCATTAGGAGGTTTTCAAGCGACAATTGGCGCAGCTGGTCTTGACAACAAAGGAACACAATGGTACAACGGTGGAGGTCTTACTTTCGATGGTGTAAAAATCGCAGTTGCAAATGGATTAGCTGACAACACTATGGTAGCAGCTGAAAAATCTAACTTATTCTTTGGAACAGGTCTATTATCTGACAACCAAGAAGTAAAAGTTATTGATATGGCTGACATCGATGGAAGTCAAAATGTACGTGTAGTAATGAGATTTACTGCAGGAGTACAGTACGGGATTGGAACTGACATTGTTCTCTATTCTTAATAACTAGATTTAATTAATCAAAGAGGGTAGGTGGGATAACTGCCTACCCTTTTTTAATACAAAACAATATGGCTTGTGATTTAACAAAAGGTAGATTAGAACCTTGCAAGGACGTAGTAGGAGGCTTGAAAGCCGTTTACTTTACTGACTTCGGGGATTTAGGTACTGTAACTAAAGTAGATGATGAAATTACAGATTTATCTGGAACATTCGTAGCCTACAAATATGATTTAAAAGGTGGTTCTAGCTTCGAGCAGGCTATTACATCTTCACGTGAAAACGGAACAACTTACTTTGAGCAAACTTTAAACTTAACTTTAAAGAAATTATCAAAAGAAGATAACAAGGAAATTAAGCTATTAGCCTATGGACGTCCACACGTAGCAGTAGAAGACTATAACGGAAATGTTTTCGTAATGGGCTTAGAACACGGCGCAGAGGTAACAGGCGGTACTATCGTAACAGGGGCTGCAATGGCTGACCTTTCAGGATATACACTTACGCTTGTAGGTCAAGAAGTAGAAGCTGCAAACTTTGTAGCTAGTCCTACGGCTGCTGACCCTTACGCAGGAATGAGTTCTGCATCGGTAACTATAACTGTTGGTACTAATTCATAATTAGAACTACATTAATATTAAAGGGGGCAATTAGCCCCTTTTTTTATGCCTTATGTTTAACAAAAACAAAGTTATTTTATTGTATATATATGACAATATTACAAAGTACAACAGATAGCCAAACCCTTAATTTTATACCAAGGGAATATACTTCTGGAACTACATACACAATATCAATAAAAGACGAGACAACCAATACAGAGGTATTCAACTCTACGGCTACAACCTTTACGGCTTTGGATTATTACTTTCAATACAGTGGTGTTTTTACATTAGTTGAAAATACAATGTATATGCTAGAAATTAAAGATGGAACTAACGTAACATTTAAAGATAAAATATTCTGTACTAATCAAAACGTTACAGCATATAGCGTAAATGATAACGAGTATATAAAAAATACAATAGCTAACGACTTTATAGTTTTATAATGGCAAGAAATAACAATAAAAAAGAAGGCGGTCTTCACGTAATTAATTTATCCACGTACAACAAGCCAGAAATTTCAGAAGATAAAAGAAAAGACTGGGTAGCTTACGGAACGGATAACAATTACTACCAGTATCTAATTGAATTATTTACTAATAGTGCAACCAATAACGCTATTATTGGTGGTGTTTCTTCAATGATATATGGAAAGGGATTAGATGCCTTAGATAGTTCTACTAAAACAGAAGAATACGCTGCAATGCGTTCTATCTTTTCTAATGATTGTTTGCGTAAGGTTTCTTTAGATTTAAAATTATTAGGCGAAGCAAGTTTTCAGGTTACCTATAAAGACAAAGCAGTATATAAGGCAGAACACTTTCCACGTCAAACATTACGAGCGGAGAAATGCAATGATGAAGGTAAAATTGAGGCTTATTATTATTTCCCTGATTGGGCTAATATAAAACCAGCTGACAAACCTAAAAGAATTGCAGCTTTTGGTTGTGGTAACGGAACTGAACCAGAGGTTAAAATAGCGAAAAGATATGTTTCGGGTTACGATTACTATTGCCCTGTAGACTATCAAGGGGGGTTAGCCTATGCAGAATTAGAAAGCGAGGTATCGGATTACCTTATAAACGATGTACAAAACGGATTTAGCGGAACTAAGGTAGTAAACTTTAATAATGGAATCCCAGACCAAGAGCAGCAGCTAAGCATCAAGAACGATGTAATGCGTAAGCTGACAGGAAGCCGTGGAGAGAAGGTAATTATTGCCTTCAACAACAACGCTGAAAGTAAGACTACAATCGATGACGTACCTTTAAATGACGCTCCAGCGCATTATGAGTATCTATCTACGGAATGCTCAAACAAATTAATGGTTGCTCACCGTATTACTTCGCCTTTACTTTTAGGAATAAGAACAGGTAACTCTGGATTAGGAAATAATGCTGATGAAATTAAAACAGCATCGTTACTATTTAACAATGTTACTATAAGACCGTATCAAGACCTTTTAATAGACGCTATTGACGATATATTATCTTTTAATGGTATATCATTAAAATTATATTTTAAGACCTTACAACCGCTAGAATTCATTGATACGGATAATGCAATAACAGACGAGGCAAGAGAAGAAGAAACAGGAGTAAAATTATCTAAGGAATCCTTTGATGATGACGAGGCTTTTGATTTGTTAAGTGAACTTGGCGAGGAAGAAAACCTTGATGAGTGGGAATTAGTAGATGAGCGTGAGGTTGATTATGACCAAGAAGAAGCACTAGATAAAATGATAGGGTTAGCTTCAACAGGTTCTGCAAGACCAAACGCTAAAAGTAAACAAGATGGAGAATCAGATGGTTTACGATTTAAAGTTCGTTATCAATATGCACCACTAAGAACCTCTGCAAACAGTAGGGATTTCTGTTCTAAAATGGTAGCATCTAAAAAGATATACAGAAAAGAAGACATTATCCAAATGGGTAACCAAGCAGTAAATGAAGGATGGGGATTAAATGGAGCTGATACTTATTCTATCTGGGAATTTAAAGGCGGTGGTGATTGCCATCATTTCTGGATGCGTAAAACGTATATGGCTAAAGGGGTTTCTCCAGATGCTAAAAACCCAAGAGCAGAGGTAAGTGTAAACAAGGCAAAGAAAGAAGGTTTTACACCTGAAAAGAACGATTCAAACGTGGCTAAACGACCAACCGATATGCCTAACAACGGTTTTGTAAACAAATAAGAAATGGCAGAAGCATTATTAATAGGGAGAGCAGATATAGTAAAATTCACCGCAATGAATGGAAACGTAGATACGGATTCGTTTATTCAATGGATTAAAACCGCTCAAGATATACATATACAGAATTATTTAGGTACAGACCTTTTTGAAAAGATACAAGCCGATATAATTGCAGGCACTTTGACGGGAGACTATTTAAGCCTTGTAAACGTACACATAAAGCCTATGCTGATACATTGGGCAATGGTTGAATACTTACCCTTTGCGGCATATACAATCGCTAATAAGGGCGTATTTAAGCACTCAAGCGAGAATGCTGA